AGAGCTGAAATTACTAAATTCTACAAAGACCAAATTCCACATCTTAAGGTGCAGGCAGAGTATGAAAGACTCATGACTGAAATTGAAGAAAACAGAGCTAAGAGAATGCAAGCTCAAGCTTTTCTAGCAAATGCTTATATGGAAATTGAGGGTGCAAAGGATGATGGTGAAGTATCGGAAGCTAATAAGGAAGCGCAAAAAGAATTTGAAAAAATGAAAAACGAAACGCTTAATGAAGATGCTCCAAAAAGAAGATTAAAAAAAGTACTTGACAATGAATAGGTTATTGAAAAAGGGTGATAAGGGTACAGAGGTTGTACGATTACAAAAAATCCTTAACGTTATACCTGATGGTAATTTTGGTCCACAAACTGAAAAAGCTGTTATGCGGTTTCAATTAGAGAAGCAATTAAAAGTTGATGGTATTGTTGGAACTCAGACATGGCAGATGTTGTCATTGACTAAATCTAATCATGAAGCTATTGATGAGGATACTGATACAATGTCTCAGCATTTTAGAACGCAATATAATCAGCTTATCCATAAATATTATTTAGATAAAAGCGAATACCTTGCAAAGAAGGGTAAAAACGAATATTGTTTTCTACATCATACAGCAGGTTGGGAAGATCCATACAGGGTGATTGATTCTTGGAACAAAGATACCCGGGGTAGAATTGCCACGGAATTTGTTATAGGGGGTCAATCTCATAATGATAATTCATCTAAGCATGATGGGGTTGTAGTACAAGCTTTTCCTGAAAATGGTTATGGTTGGCATTTAGGTAAAACAGGATCTGGTTCTATGAATAGTCAATCTGTTGGTATAGAACTTTGTTCAGCTGGATATCTTGAAGAAGATATGGGTAATTATTACACTTATTTTGAATCATCAGTACATGAAGATCAAGTAATAAAATTAAATGATCCATTTAAGAAATATAAATATTGGCATAAGTATTCAGATAAACAAATAGATCAAGTAGAAAAATTATTGAGATATATTGCTGAAAGAGATAAAATTGATATGAGATTGGGATTACAGCAATGGATTAAAAAGCTTGGTCCTAAACGTGCATTTGAATTTCAAGAAGATGCTTATTATGGAAAAGTAAAAGGATTGCTAACACATACAAATGTAAGACGTGATAAATCAGATTGTTATCCTGATGAACGTCTTGTTGAAGTAATTTTAAAATTATAACTATGGCTGAAGTAACTAAAATATCAAAGAAAGTCAGAACTACTTTGGATCAGACTTTAAAATATCAAATACTAACTTATTGTTTTTTTAAAGATGTTCAGGTTAGTAATGCGGATTTAAATTGTTTAGTATTATTAGCTTCTTTAGGAGAACATGAATTAACTGATTTTTGTAAAATTGCCGTTGATAAAAATATATTTAAAAGTGCTCAATCCGCGCGCAATGCGGTAAATAAAGCATTTAAGAAAGATTTAATTTTTAAAAATGGAAAAATTAAAAAGAATATAATGTTATCAAAAGATATGGGAGTTGAAGCAAAAGGGTTGGTTTTATTAGATTTTAAAATTTTAGGTGAATGATTCCAAAAAATTATAAAGTTTTTAAAGATAACATTGCTGATGAAGTGGGAGTTAATCAATCAGTAGTAGATGATTTAATTTCTTTCTATTATTCTAAAATAAGAAACTCTTTATCTAACATTGATGATTTAAATATTTATATTGATAATTTGGGCACGCTCTCAATAAGAAAAGCGAGACTTGAAAAAGCAATAATTAAAAATAAAAGTTATTTGGGTAACTTGCATAATCATACATATAATGGTTATGATAAGACAATCAATACAAAAAATAAAATCAAAAAATTTGAAGAAGTTTTAAAAAAGCTAGAAGAATCAATCGCATTAAAAAAAGAATTTAAAGAAAAAAATAAAAACATGTAAGATAAGAAAATGAAAGCAATAAAAAATATATACAACAACAGAAAAGAAATTTTAGAGGGTATAAAAAATAAACTTTTTAAAAAGGAGCATGTTGAAGTTATTGCTAAACAAAGATGGGAACAGCATTGCATTAAATGTGATTCACTTGATGTAGAAGGAAGTAAATGTACGGTTCCTGGCACAAAGCCTTGTTGTGGTGAATGTGGTTGTAGCATGTCTTTTAAAATAAGATCTTTATCAAGCTCATGTCCTTTAAATAAATGGGAAGCTGTTTTAACTGAAAAAGAAGAGGAAGATTTATTTATATAAAAATAAAATTATGGCATTACAATTTAAAGAAGACGGGCATATATACGAAAGTGTTGATAATGATAAAATAGACTGGGTAAGTGTTACCTCACTAATTGCAATGTTTAAACCAAAATTTAATGCAAAAGAACAAGCTGTAAAGTCATCCAAAAACAAAAAATCTAAATGGTATGGTATGACACCGAAAGAGATATTACAGGTTTGGGATAATGAATCTAATAGGGCAATTAATCTTGGTAATTATTACCATAATCAAAGAGAGAAAGATATGCTTGATTTTAAAACCATTGAACGTAATGGAATTGAAGTACCTATGTTTAAAACAATTGTAAATGAAAGTGGTGTAAAATTAGCACCTGATCAAAAGTTAACTGATGGCGTATATCCAGAACATTTGGTTTATTTAAAATCTGTTGGTATTTGCGGTCAAGCTGATGTTGTAGAAGTTGTTGATGGATGTATAAACATCAATGATTACAAAACAAATAAAGAAATTAAAACCAAAGCCTACACTAATTGGGAAGGAATTACGTCTAAAATGTACGCTCCTATAGCACACCTGGATGATTGCAATTTAAACCATTATAATTTACAGTTAAGTATTTATGCTTATATTATAAAGAAGCATAATCCTAAACTTAAAATAGGTAAATTAACAATCCAACATGTAAAGTTTGTAGAACTAGCCAAAGATAAAAATGGCTATCCTATTAATCAACACATTGACGGTGAGCCTGTTATAGACGATATTGTAATGTATGACATGCCTTACTTAAAAAATGAAGTTATAAGCATTATTAATTGGTTAAAACAAAATAAAAATACTCTTGTATGATAGTGAAATTATTTGATGTACAGAATAATAGTGTTATTGTGACTGAACATTGTTACACTTTAAATTTTTTAAAAGAAATAATGGATGAATATCCAGATACGCATATGCCAATATATACTTATTTATTTTATATGACATGTCCGGATCCTGATTTAAACCCATTCTTTAATTTACCTGAACATGAAAAAGAAGATATGATTATAGAAGAAGTAGGTTTAGAAGAGTCTCCTGAAGATCCTAAAATTAGATATGCTTTAGATATGTGCGCTAAAATGTATGAAACACCAACATCTAGGGCATATATGGGAATAAAAAAAGCTTTAGATAATAGGGCCACATATATGGCTAACACACAAATCACAGATGGTAGAGATGGGAATATTAGCCAAATTAGAGCTGTAGCAAAAGATTTTGATGCAATTAGACAATCATTTAAAGGTGCCTATAAAGATCTTAAAGATGAACAAACAACATCTGTAAGAGGCGGTGGAGGGTTAGCATATGACCAATAAAAAAAATAAACTTACATTCCTTTATTGGGATGAACCAAAATGGAAAAAAGAGAAACCAATAAAACAAGATAAAAATGAAGATAGTACCACTGGGGAAAAAAGTTCTGATAAAAGATGCCCAACCGTCTCAATATTATCCAGGAACAAAGATAATAAAGACAGAAGTTGAAAAAGAATTTATAGCAGAAGTTATTGCTGTAGGTGAAGATGTTGATACTTTAAAAGTTGGAGATACGGTTAAATATCATGAACACGCAACAGGTATTAACATGAAACATGATGGTGATAACTGTATATTAGTTAACATAGATATGATATTTGCTAAAATTATAAATGAATAAAGTTATACCAACATATGATAATGGTCGATGGACTACAACCACTTTTGAAACTGATCAAGAGTGGTTGGATTTTTTATTATCATTATTTAAAGAACCTGGCCAATATGATTTTGATGAGACATCTTCAATATTTAATGAGCAAGCCGAAATATTTAATAAAAGAAATTATTATTGCAACGCACCCCTTAGATCAAAAGATTTTATTACTTATTGGGATGACCAAAAAAATAAATGCAGAAAAGGTGTAATATTTAAAAATAAAAATAAAACTTGGTATCTTACTAGGGATTATTACATGTGGTTAAATTTCCTTCCTATTTATGATAAAGAGGAAAAGTCTTATGGTTTTGCTAAAGTACGTGATGCTCAGTACCATATGGCATTATATGAACTATTAGCAGAACTTAGCAACAAACATGCGGCTATATTTAAGAAACGTCAGATAGCATCTTCTTATTTTCATATGGGTAAAATTATAAATACTTACTGGTTTGAAGAAGGTAGTGTTTGTAAAATTGGTGCATCTCTTAAAGATTATATTAATGATAAAGGTTCTTGGAAATTTTTAGATGAATATAAAGATTTTCTTAATGAACATACAGCATGGTACAGACCTAGCAATCCCGAAAAAGTTTTACTATGGCAACAGCAAATTGAAGTAAGAATAGGAAATAGAAAAACTAAAAAAGGTTTAAAATCTAAAATACAAGGTGCTTCTTTTGAAAAGAATGCAACAACTGGTGTAGGGGGGCCAACTACATACTTCTTCCATGAAGAAGCGGGTATTGCACCAAAGATGATGCAGACATATGAATACTTACGTCCTGCAATGTCTTCAGGTATGATGACAACAGGTATGTTTATAGCAGCAGGATCTGTTGGAGATCTTGATCAATGCGAACCACTGAAAGATATGATTCTTAATCCTACAGCAAATGATATATATGCCGTAGAAACAGATCTAATGGACGCAGATGGTACAGTTGGACTAGCAGGTCTATTTATACCTGAACAATGGTCTATGCCACCTTATATTGATGATTACGGTAACTCTAAAGTAACTGAAGCTTTAAACGCAATAAAAAAAGAACGTGAAGATTGGAGATTAAAATTAAATCCGGAACAATACCAATTACGTATATCACAAAAACCAACTAACATAGCTGAAGGATTTGCTTATAGAAAAGAATCAATATTTCCACCGGGAATCATTCAAAAACAACTTAAAAAAATTGAAGATAAAGAATACTCTTATGAGCATATAGAATTAGAAAGAACGCAAAAAGGAATAGAAGCAAAAAGAACATCTAAGCTTCCAATATCTACATTTCCGGTAGATAAGAAAATGCATGATAAAAGCGGTTCTTTAGTTGTTTGGGAAAGACCTGTAAAAAATCCAGAGTGGGGTGCTTACTATGCTTCTGTTGACCCCGTATCAGAAGGTAAGACAACAACATCAGATTCTTTGTGTAGTATTTATGTTTATAAAAATGCTATTGAAATAACACGAGAAACTCCAGAAGGTGTAGAACAAATAATTGAACAAGACAAGTTGGTTGCTGCATGGTGTGGTAGATATGATGATATCAACAAAACACATAAACAACTTGAATTAATCATAGAATGGTATAATGCTTGGACGGTTGTAGAAAACAACATATCATTGTTTATTCAATATATGATGTCTAAGAAAAAACAAAAATACCTTGTACCAAAACAACAAATTTTATTTCTTAAAGATATAGGGTCTAATAAAACTGTATATCAAGAGTATGGGTGGAAAAATACAGGAAATCTTTTTAAGAGCCATTTGATTTCATATGCTATTGAATTTTTACGTGAAGAGATACATGAAGAACTTGATGACGAAGGAAATGTTATTAGCTCAATTTTAGGTATTGAAAGAATCCCAGATCCTATGTTATTAAAAGAAATGCTTGCGTATCAACCTGGAGTCAACGTGGATAGATTGGTATCTTTTGCGGCACTAATTGCATTTGCTAAAGTACAGCAATCAAATAGGGGATATTTAAAAATTAAAGAAACTGATTCTTTCTTGCAAAACTCAAAAAATTTATATAAATTAAAGTATAGTCCATTTAAAAACATAGGTCGTTCTAAACTAAATAAACAAGACAAGGTTAGAAGGAGTGGATTTAAAAATTTTAGATAATGAAAGTATTTAACGCTTTACAATTAAAAAATGGTGCAAAGGGTGAAGGTCAGGCCGCTTCATCTAGCTTAACACAACCTATACAATTCTTACCTGCCAAAAAGAAAAATGATGATTGGTTTGCTTGGAATATAGATTGGTTAGAACTACAAGGTATTGAGTTCTTGCGATATAATGCAAGAAAACTTTTAAAAAATTATAAATTAGCTAAAGGTATTATTGACAAAACAGATTACATTGTTGAAGAAGACAATGAATATAAAGATCTAATGGATGTCCTTACAAAGGAAGATGGTTCCGCATTAGAGTTAAAGTTTTATCCGATAATTCCAAATGTTATAAATGTTCTTTCCGGAGAATTCTCAAATAGATATTCAAAGGTACAATTTAGAGCTGTTGATGATACCTCATATAATGAGATGCTTGAGGATAAAAGAGCCATGATTGAAGAAAACTTACTTTCAGATGCGTATGCTAAGTTGAAAGCAAAGATGATTGACATGGGAATGGATCCAGCATCTGAAGAAGCAAAGCAACAACTGAATCCTGAAAATATAAAATCTTTACCGGAAATTGAAGATTTTTTTAGCAAAGACTATAGAAGTTTAATTGAAGAATGGGCAAGTCATCAATTAAAAGTGGATGAGGAAAGATTTAAAATGCAAGAACTTGAGGAAAGAGCTTTTCGTGATATGCTTATTGCTGATAGAGAATTTTGGCATTTTAAAATGTTGGAAGATGATTATGATTTAGAACTTTGGAATCCTGTATTAACATTCTATCAAAAGTCTCCAGATGTTAGATATATATCTAATGCAAATTATGCTGGTAAAATTGATTTAATGACTGTATCTGATGTTGTTGATAAATATGGGTATTTAATGACTGAAAAACAATTACATTCATTACAAGAAATATATCCGGCAAGATCTGCATTATATCAAGTCAATGGTTACCAAAATGATGGTTCATATTATGATTCTTCACGTTCACATGAATGGAATACGCAAATGCCTGGCTTAGATTACAGAAGATATGTAAGTAATTGGTCAAGTGATCCAGCTAAAGGTGGGGATATTGTAAGTATGATTTTAAATGAAGGTGAGGATGTAGGTATTTGGGGTGAATCTGAATTAATGCGTGTTACTACAACATACTGGAAAACTCAACGTAAACTTGGACATCTTACCAGAATTAAAAAAGATGGAGAAATCATTCAAGAAATTATTGATGAGAATTATAAAATTACTGAAACTCCTGTATACGACACTACAATATTTAAACAAAAGTCTAAAGAAAACTTACTTGAAGGTGAACACATAGATTGGATTTGGATTAATGAAGTATGTGGTGGTGTTAAAATAGGACCGAATCTTCCGGCATATTGGAGATCTAATATGGGAGATAACATAAACCCAATATATTTAGGAATAAATAGAACTAAACCTGGAAGAATACCATTTCAATTCAAAGGTGATAAAACAATATATGGTTGTAAACTTCCTATTGAGGGGCGTGTATTTTCAGATAGAAATACAAGATCTACATCACTAGTAGATTTAATGAAAGCTTATCAGATTGGATATAATATGGTTAATAACCAAATTGCAGATATCCTTATTGATGAGTTGGGTACGGTTATTATGTTTGACCAAAATGCATTACCAAGACATTCAATGGGTGAAGATTGGGGTAAACATAATTATGCTAAGGCATATACTGCTATGAAAGATTTTAGCATGTTGCCATTAGATACATCAATTACAAATACAGAAAATGCTACAAACTTTAATCATTATCAAACTTTAAATTTAGAACAGACTAATAGATTAATGTCAAGGATACAATTAGCTAACTATTTTAAACAACAAGCATTTGAGGCAATAGGTGTAAATCAACAACGTTTAGGGGCTCCTATGGGTCAAGAAACAGCTACCGGTGTAGTACAAGCATTAAATCAATCCTATGCTCAAACAGAAATGTACTTTACACAACATTCAGACCAACTTATGCCTAGAGTTCATAAAATGAGAACCGATTTATCTCAATTTTATCATAGTACTAATCCAAGTGTTAGGTTAAGTTATATAACAACTGAAGCTGAAAAAGTGAACTTTGTGATAAATGGAACGGATCTTTTATTACGCGACTTCAATATATTTACTACAACTAAAACAAATCATAGAGCTATTTTAGATCAATTAAAACAAATGGCTTTAACAAATAATACTTCTGGTGCTAGCATTTACGATCTTGGAAATATAATTAAAGCT